GCCTTTTTATCTGCTGCTACAAAATCTTTTGCCACAGACATTGGGATACCGGCTTTCTTAGCAAAGGCTTTATTATGGGCTGCTGCAAGCATTAATTTATGTTGAGCAAGTGTTTTTGATGCCATTTTAAATACCTTCTATTGTAGTTAAAAAAGATTGATACGCTGTATAAATATCTTCTTTTGATGAAGCAGTGTTTATAACTTCATTTGTGATATTCGATGCATTACGAACTAAATTAATCCATAACCATGTAGAATTAATTAATTCTTGGTCACCTGTGGCTAAAATATTAATTTGTTTATAACTAGGATAAACACCATAAATTTTATCAGCTGATGTGGAATCAACTAGTCTCGTCATATCAACTTTCATTTTATTGATATAATCAGGAATCAATTCCCATTGCTTAGTATTATAATTAAAAATAGACCATTTGTCAGGTTGCGGAGGAATTATTTGCACAATACCATTTTCAATATAGAAACAATCAGCAGAATATGTGCCTTCTATAGATTGGTCTGATTGAGATTGGTCAACAATTTGACCGTTTGTTGTATAATATGTTAACGACATAATTACCTTACGTTATTGTCAAAGTGAAACTACCCGTACCAGAACCATAATGCATGCATTTCACATAATAATCCATACCAGCAGTACATGAGTAGTTAAATTTAGCTCTTTGTGAGCCACCCGAATCATCATCTTGCGTTAATACATAACCCGTATTGTCATATAATAACATATATGTATCACCTAATGTACCACCAAGTAAGAATGTAAATGATTTAGTTGTTGTCGGTGTAAATCTATATGTCACATTAGCACCTGCAACATTAATGCTTGAAATGTAATCTCCTGTTGTTGTAATAACTGAACAAGAACCACCATAAATACTAATTTCATGCGCACCACTTGAGATGTTATTATAAGCTCGTGCTTTTATTTTATATGCGACTGCCGCAGTAAGCGATAACGTTAATTGTGAATTATTCAAATAACCATCATCATCGTTTTGACCGAGCAATGTAATTCCATCTACCTCATAAACCTCAATATACGCATCAATTGCACTACTACTTAATACAAATGTATATTGACCACTTGTAGTTGGTGTAAACTGATACCAATATGGTGTTGTTGAATTTGTTGCACGAGTTGTTCGTGAAACAGTATTGATGGTTTCATATGTTATTAATGACGGAACAGTCACACTAGATGATATAGACCAATTAGGACTATTATAACCATCAACAGATGTCGCATATACATATATTTGATGTGAAGAACCTGCTGTTTGAACAGGTGTTGTGTACGTTGTTGAAGTTGTACTAGATAATATTGTTGTATTATCAATTGCATAATTATATGTTGGATTACCACCAATTGCCGCAATGACAGCCGTTATTGTTCTATCTGGGTTTGCAGTAACTGAATTAAATGTCACAATTGGCATAGTGATATATGTTTGTGCTGAAGCAAGTGTTCCATATCCAGCATTATTTATTGGTGTTACAATAAATGTTCTAGTAATACCAGCATTCACCGTATGAGATATTGTACGACTATATACGGTTGTTTGCGATAACATATTTCCATTTTTATCACGAATAACAACATCCCAACTTGTAGCAGGTATAGCACCATCAGACCAAGACAATACAAGTGTTGTAATATTTGGACTTGTAAACACAAGATTTGTTGGTTGTGATGGGATGGGTAATAATGACGTTTTTGATAATGCCACATATGATGAATCATTATATCCAGATTGTGTTGCTTTTAAATTTAAAGTATAAGCAACACCACCTGTTGAATCCGTTAATGTTAATGGTGATGTATAGGTTGCAAGAGGCGCACTATTTACTGAACCCTTATACGTTATTCCACCAATCATGTTCCAAGTAAATGTTACAGAATAAGTTGCCGCAGTTGCTGCAAGACCAGTTGGTGCTGCAAGTGTAACAAATCCAGCTACTTTTGATGTTGATGCAACATCAGATGTTTCATAACCCGATGCCTTAGCATAAACGCTAATTGGGTAGCTTTGACCACCTGTCAGACCATATCCTGTGAATGATGTTCCAGTTTGATTTGTTAAATTACCGTTAAATACAACATCGTAACTGGTTGCATTAGAAACTGCGTTCCAAATAAATGAAACACTTCCTTCACCAGCCGTAGCTGATGTGAATACAGGTGTGCTTAGTTTTGTCCATGTAAAAACAATTGCTGAAGCAATATCTGAATCAGAATAACCACTCCCTTGTGCCACAACAGATAATGCGTATGCGCTAGATGATTGAAGTCCAGATTGATTAAATGTCAATGTGGATTGATTTGTTGTTGACCCATTAAATGTAACCGCATAATTTGTAGCATTAGCTACTGCGTTCCATGCATAAGAAACAGATTTAATTCCACCAAGCGTACTATTAAACACGGGTATCCCAAGTCTGCTATATGACGTTGCTGTTGCAGAATTACTGAATCCAGAATTAGCATATCCAAAAGCAGTACTATACGCAAACATGGTCATTGATGTTTGATATGATACTACTTTATTAATAATAACAGATGAACTTGCTGATATTGCGATAGGAGTAAAACTACCACCACCATTAGTAGAATAGTAGGCTGTTACACTTATTCCATTCGGATTCGTTATTGTAAATTGAATATTTAAATTTTGACCAACCGCAACAATAGATGGTGCAATTAGAGCGTTAATTTTCCCATAACCATCATACATTGATATTATGCCTGATGTTTTCTGGAACAAGGTTCTAACATTAGTTTGATTTAATGATATAGGACTTGTTCCAGATGCACCAAGTTCAATATTGACTTGATATAGCGAAATCGGATTGGGATAATTAGGCAATGCCATTGCGTAATTCCTCTATTTGTTTTTGCTGTTCTTTAATGGCTTCAATTAATAATGGAATTATTTTCACATAATTAACTGCTAAAATACCATTACTTCTAAGATGTGTTGCTTGAGGAAGAACTTCTTGAATTTCCTGTGCAATAACACCAACATCAAATTCTTTAAATAATTCTTTATCTTGTTTATCGTAATATTCTTGTGTCCATTTAAACGTATTGCCTGATATTTTAGATAGCTTATCCAATGCATTTTCAATTGGTTTTATATTTTCTTTGATTCGTTTATCTGAACCATCATAGGCAGTTATATTTCCTGCAACTGATATATTTCCTTTCCCTTTTATATCACCTTGCTTTACATTAATCGCGTATGTGCCATCACATAAAAATACAGCAGTTGACTCGTCCGCAAAAGCACCTGCAAATCTTTGACCTGCTAACGATGTCCCTTTAGCAGTAGTAAACATATTACCACTTAATAATGTTGGAAGGTGATTTGAAACATCACTATCTTGTGCTAAATTAGAAAAATCACCTGCAAAATATGCATAGCGTCTATTTGTTGAGCTGCCGTACATATTTGTACAAAAACGACCACCCAACATTACTTCCGCAGCACCCAATGGTGACGTTATCTTCTTAGCGTACCCAATATCAATTGTTAAAGTCCCATCACCACCAGTAGTGGTACTTCGTAGTGTTTGACCTCCCGCATACTGACTTAAACCACCATAAATACCATATTTTGCATGAGTATGATTAATACCAATAATAAAACGATTGTATGTATTTGCTGAATTAAATGAGTTTAAATAAACAAGAGCTTCTTTATTTAAAGTATATGTTCCAGCAGCACCGCCATCATAATTAACAACTGGGTTTTGACCAGAAATTAAACCATCACCAATTGATGTGACAACAGTAACCCCATTATACGACCTAAATTCATTAGTTTCATATGCGCCATCGGGAGTTGAATTTATTGACATTACTGCTCCGCCATTATTTAATGGTCTGGAGAGTAAGTTACCTGTTTTAACAGTGAAAGCAGATAGGGTATCGACTTTAAATACAGTTAAATAGGGTGAACCCCAAGTGGTAGTTGGATTAGGGGTAGCTGATGGGTTATAAATACCATCACATTGCCATTGAAATTGACCTGTTGCTAATGTTTGAGCATTGGTATACCAAGTATCATTCGATGAGCCTGTTGCAGTAATATTACCTGATGGATTTGATGATGCCGCAGATGAACTTGAATTCTTTAAATAAACTCTAACAGCAGTGCTACCATTTGAGCCGTTAATTCCTAATTGTGACACAACTGTGGGTGTAGACCATGTCCCTGCTGTTAATGTACTGTTTATTGTTGTTGTCGGTGGATTCGTAACAAAGGTAAACTGGCATTGATACGTTGGTAACGTTTGCGATGCTGCTGGCATCGTTTTAGACCAAGGTGATGGTTGATTTAATACATTACCATTGAAAACATATGTTCCACCTGATGGAGGGGGAGGTATGAATGTTGGGTTAGGCTGATAGTAAATAGTAGCCGTATAAACCGATGTTCCCGCAAGACCTGTGTCACCTAGTATCTTGCTCCATGTGTAAAATACAGGGTTTGTTGATTCCGTTGGTGAGCTTTGATTCACAGCAATACCAATGTACGCTTTGCCTGTAGGTGAATCACTTAGGTTTGTACCAGATGCATCATCTGCATATTTAGTCCAAGTATAGGATGGCACACCTGCTTTTGCTTTAGTTATTGTTTGTGTTTCAGTTAATGTAACAGACGTTCCATCTGACTTTTTAGCGGTAATTGTAAATACGACACTCACAGAATCTGTGCCAGTAACCATATTACTATGATTAGCAATAATAAATGACGTTGTTGCATTACCACTTGTCGCACCAAGTGTAATTGTGCTTGCAGGAGTCTGTGACACAGAAACAGAGAATGTGCCATTTGTCACAGTGCCAGTAGTATAAGTTAATGCGGTTGAGCCTTCAAATACTTGGATTGTTGTGCCAGAATTAGGATAAGTCCCACTTGAACTTCCATCACTCGCAGTTGGAATTGTGACGTTATTATTTGAATCAACAATACTAATTGCACTAGAACCATCTTGCAAAATAGGAATGGTTTGTTCATCCAATTTAGTTGTTGTTCCACCAGCTAAATAAACTTCAACTTTTAACTGTGTGAGGTTATTTGCACTTGGTGTATAGGCATAGGTTGATTGGTCTGATGTAGAAGTATAACTAGCCGTTAATGACCCATTTTCATAAACTTTAAAACGTCCAGCATACGCAACAGGATTAGCCGTTCCTGTTTTACTAAATGCACTCATTGACACAGTTGTTGGAGTATAAACAAGTGCTG